CTTCCTAAATGGTTAGAAAGTTATATTTATAAAGGTTCTAATACTCCAGTATCTGAATCTAAGTTATTAGATTTCTATATTGATTGGATAGAACTATTTTCTGATATTCCTAGAAACCTTTTAGAAGAAGTTTTAGCTGTTAAGGATGAAGAGAACTCTATAGTATTTTTATTTGATTCTGTATCTAAGTTTTTAGGAGAACCAACGCAAGAAGAAATAGAACCAAATGATACTATTACTTTAAGAGGTACTAAATATACTTTAATAGAATCTGTTAAAACTGCTGGAGGTATTGATAAGCTTTTAGGTGGTGCTACTTATAAGCACTTTTCAGAAGCAAATGCTTTAGCTCATTTATTTCAAAATAAGAACTATAGAAAGTGGGAATACATTGCAAGAATAACAGCAATACTTTTTAGAGCAGATCCAAATGAGCAATACAATGAAGATACGATAGAAAGAAGATCTAAAGAGTTTGGAAAATTAACAATTTCAGAAGCTTACAAAGGTTATTTTTTTTTGTCAAATTCTTTGAACAGCTTACAAAAATCTACGCTAATATCTTTTCAGGCAAATCAGGAAAACCAGTTAACAGTTTATCAGAAACTATTGTTAAAAGCGTCTACTATGAAATTAAGGCTTATGAATTGGCTGAAAAGGGTATTTACAACAAAGAAGGATTAACACCTTTAGAAAGTGTTTACAATACCAATGTATGGCAGGTATTTCAATTTATAAGTATTGAAACAGCACAAGATACTTTAAAGGCTGAAATGCAAGAAATGGCACATAAAGATGCTAAAAGAGGAAGGAAGTAATAATTAAAACAAAACAAAATGAAAAAAGTATTAATTTCATGCCCTACTGCACAGGCTAAAGATTATTGCGTAGATGAATTTATAGAGCAAATTAAAAGCTTTACATATCCTTTATATGATATTTTTATATTAGATAATTCACCTGATAAAAACCACGTTTATAAGTTTTGGAATAATGGAATAAAGGCAGTTCATGAGCCTTTTAATGGTAACTTTAAAGCCTTTTCAGGTCGTAAAGAACTAGCAAGGCATCAAAACATTATTAGAAACTACTTTTTAAATGGTGATTATGATTATCTTTTAATGATTGAAAGCGATGTTTTTACAGGTGAAAGTATAATAGAAAATCTAGTATCTTATGCAGATGTTTATAATGCTGGTGCTGTTACTGTTACTTATGAGATCAGAAAAGAAGAAGAAGAAGTACTTTGCTTAACATCAACAGTAGACCAATTAGGAGTAAGAAGTGAAAAGTTATTAAACCGTTCTGTAGGACACGATGTAATGGGGCAAGGTACACTACCTTTAAACCATTTGTTAAATGATACAAGTGCAAAGATTACAGCAACTGGAATAGGCTGTACTTTGTTCACTAGAGATGTAATGGAAAACATAGAGTTTAGAGTAGATAGAAAACTATCACCAACTGCATATAGTGATACTTATATATTCACAGATATAAAAAATGCAGGTTATGAAGTTTTAATAAATAGTAATTTAATTTGTACACATAAAAAATAAATACCATGAGCAGTTTAGCAACAAAAGAAGTATTAGAAAAAGAGTTAGTAAGATTTACAGAAAGAGTTGATTTCTTAACTAATTACATTAAAGATTTATCTAAAGATAAAAAGAACTTTGAAGCACTTGATAAGGCTTATAAATTAGCTATTGAAAAGGAATTTAAAGAGCATTTAATTAAACAAAGAAATTCACAGATAGAACAAATTAATAAACAGGATCAATTAAAAGCAAATGCAATTAAAGAGATTCCTGCAATGTTAGAAGACTGTGAAAAAGTTGTTTTACATATTGCAAATGATATTGAAGAACTAAGAAAGTCTAATAAACTAAAAGGAGAAGCTAAAAAGCAAAGAAGCGAAGCCATTAAAAACCTATTAGGAACTAAAGAACAAGTTGAAACTATTTTAAAAGCTATTAGTAAAAAGTTTAAAGAAGATCCAAATAATACAGGAATATTAGCAGACTTCAGGCAATTAAACGAAATTAAGAAAATTGTTAAGTAATGAGTTTCTTTACTTTATTACTGTCTTTATGTATAATTAGAATACTTTGTAAATTAGTATTTAATTTTTTAAAAGATATTGATCTATAAACAAAAAAAATATAATTAATGAAATTAAGCGTGTTTATTATCACGCTTTTTTTTATATTAGCAACTAACAGATTAAATAATATGGCAACAATTACAAATAAAACTGATGGAATTGAGATAGTAGATTCACATGGAGATACTTATTTTATTAAGTATGCAAATTGTAAACTAATAAAAAGAGATATTTTAAATATCTATGACAATTCAGAAAGGAGATTAGGAGCAGCACCAATAAGATTAAATTTTGCTGAGGTTACAAGTCCATCTACTGCTAATTTAGATGCTTTATATACAACAGTTAGAAATTACATAGATTAAATAATATGGCTACGATTACAAATAAAACAAGTGGATTAGAGATAGTTTTTGCAGGTGCAACAACATATATTAAACATGGAAATGTTAAGTTATTAAAAAGAGGTACTAACCTTAATATCTATGATGATTCAGATGGAGATGGTAACCAAAGAGGACAGGTATTTATGACTATTCCTTTTAGTGAAGTTACAAGTCCTTCAGAAGCTAATATAGATGCACTTTATAATACTGTTAGAGGTTATATAGATGTTTCTTCAGGTGGTGGTGGTGGTACTGATGCTGATGCAGTTCATGTTAATGTAGCTTCTGAAATTTCAGCAATTACTTCTAAAGGTACACCAACTACAAGCGACTTTTTATTAATTGAAGATGCTGCAGATAGTAACAATAAAAAGAAGATTACAATAGGAGATATTCCAGCTAGTACAGATGCTACTGCTATTCATAACAATGTAGCAAATGAGATAACTGCAATAACTGAAAAAACAACAGTAGCTAATATTGATGAATTTATTATAGAAGATAGTGGAGCTTCATTTGTAAAGAAAAGTATCACTAGAAAGAATATTGTAAAGCCTATTAGTAATAGTATAGCAACTGCAACTACTTTAACTCCTAATATAGATGAAAACGAGCAAGAAATAGTAACAGATTTAGCTAGTGCTTTAACAATAGCAGCTCCAACTGGTACACCATCAACAGGTATGAAGTTAGTTATTAGATTAACTGATAATGGAACAGATAGAGCTTTAACATGGAATGTAATTTATAGAGCAATAGGAGTAACTTTACCAACTACAACAACAGCTAATAAAATTTTATATATTGGTTGTATTTATGATGAAGCTGGTTCTAAATGGGATGCAGTAGCAATTAAAGAAGAAGTTTAAAACAATAATATGAGCGACTTAATAAAACTTGTTAATCTAACTTCTAAATGGGCTGAAGATAGAAACTTAATTAAAGGAAGTACAGCAAAAGATCAAACTTTAAAGCTTATTCAGGAAGTTGGGGAGTTATCGGATAATATTTGCAAGGGTAAAAGTCCTGTAGATGATATAGGAGATTGTTTAGTAGTTTTAAATAATTTGGCTTTACAACATGGCTTAACATTATCTGAATGCTTAGAACATGCTTATAATGATATTAAGGATAGAAAAGGAATTATGAAAGATGGTATTTTTATAAAAGAAGCAGATCTATCTTTAGAAGAACTTTTAGAATCTAGTTGTAATTTTAAAGAAAACATTAAAACAGTATTATGATAACAATAATTAGTAAAATAGAACTAGAAGGAACTGATAATTTAAAATATTCAGATGTTGGATATACTACAGATGTTTCTGTAATTAATGAAATAAATGAGCAGTATGATTTCACTCTAGGAGCTTTTTTAGGAGAAAACAGAACTAAATTAGAAATAGGTGAAGTTAGTATAAACACTTTTTTTGCTAATACTTCTTATGTTAATGAAGCTAGAACACAAGTAGAAAATGTTGATACTTTAGCATTAGTTGAAATAAATGATATAAACGACTTATAAAATGGCAGTACCAACTAAAGGAAATGTTACAAGTGCTAACCCAACTCCTGGAGCTAACTTTAAAACACAAAACCATACCCAAAATACGGGTAATGATGGTTTAATTGTTGCTCAATTTACTATGAGTAATTCAAGGACTTATTCAAGTTGTACTTATGGAGGTGTAGCAATGACTCAATTATATCAAATTAATAGAAGTGGTTTATCTCAAAGAATGGCTTTTTTCTATTTAGAGAATCCACCAACAGGAAATAATCAATTAAGAGTTAATTTTAATAACTCACAATGGAATCCTATATCAATGCACATTAGAAGCTTTACTAATTCAGGTGGTATAGGTGCATCTACTAGAGTAGGAGGACAATCTACACCAAACAATGGTAGCTTAACAGTAGAAGATGATTCATTAATAATGATTACTTCATGCTCTATAAACGCTATTACAAGCCAACAAATACCAACAGGAACTAACAGAACTTTTACAAGTCATAATACTAATAGACAAGTAGCAACAGGTGCTATATCTGCAGATGTTGGTCATAGTGCTGGTAGTATTACTTTACGATCTACCTCAACATTTGGAAGTATAACATTAGATAGAACAGAAATAAAAGGTTTAGGTGGTTCTGTTGATACTTCAGGTGGTGATTTCTTCGCAATAATGTAATAAATACATGAAAATGATTAATTAAAGAGGGTTTAAAAGCCTTCTTTTTTTCTTATTTAGAATCGTTCTAAATAACATTTTTTTTCGTATATTTAAACACATGGCAGATTACAGCGATATAATAGATGAATTTAAAGCAGTTTCAGATGCTTTTACTTCTGTTAATTATTTTAAATATAATAAAGTTAGTGATATTAACGGGAGCTTACAGGATAAAGCCTATCCTTTAATACTTGTTAAAAGCTCACCTAATACAAGTAGAGGAAATGTTAATAATTTGGGCTTACCAACTAGCAAGAAATATACCTTTGATATATTTTGTTATAATATCTTCAATGCAAAGGTACAAAAGATTAAGAGCTTACAGGATGCACAAGCAGAAGTTGATTTATACATAGATCAATATATAGCAAAGTTTTTTGAAAGAAACATAGATGCTAGTAGAGGTTTTTTTGTAGTAGATAGAGAACAAATAAACGGTTTTCTAGCTCATGATGTTCATAATGATAAGTTAGTAGCAGCAAAGTATTCTATTTCAATAGGTTTAAATAGTTCATGCGATCAAGGTACATTCGTATTTTAATGGCTAAATATTCAAACATATTAAAACTAATTATAAGTGAATTACAAGCTGAGTTAATAGGTCAAGGGCATAAAGCTACTGGAAGCCTTGTTAGTTCTTTTGAGGGTTCTGTTTTAACATTACCTAATTCTATTGTTATTCAAATTTTAATGAATGATTACGGAATATATGTAAATGAAGGAAGGAGAG